AGCTCGATCAGGTCAACGATTCTGATCTTTTAAATGTCAGGGATGAGATGCTTGGTGTGTTTAATAGATTGAAATATCTATTAACTCTGCAATAATTTTTAAAAAAAGGTTCATATTCCATAAATTATTTTTCTATAAAGATTAATTATTTAAAGATATGCAACTTTTAAAAGTGTTCAAGCGAATTACTGATCATATTTTTGGTGTAAAGCGTGTTGAACAAGTATATCCAATATATAAAACAAGAGCGCAATTAGTAAGTGAAGGCAGAGTTGTACCTAGGCGCTATATGTCAATCAAGAAATCTAATTAGTAAGCTATAAGCTTATATAAGTTGTATCGTCTTGTAATACAATAAACGGATAACTCGAATTAACTGCAGGTTGAGCAAGTAGATACGATGTACTTGCATAATTACCGAATGTATATGTAGAATCATAGACATCAATATAACCTGGAATTGCATATGATGGTGTACCGATATTTGATCCAATAATATTATATCCGTTTAATGTAGGCGAAACTACAGTATTCAGCGTACCGTCAGATAGTTTATATGTAGCAAACGTCTGATGTAACGTGTCGGTCAATGGTTTATAAAGTGTGTTTGAAACTATAGTTAATACCCCATTAATATACTTAAATTTTATATTTGTGGTATAAAATGCATTAGCAGTGTCTTTTGATAGGAACGATAAATCATATACATCTGTTGTACTATTAAAGGTAAGTACAGGTTTTTCAACTTCAATAATATTGAGTGTACCATCTGTGCCATTTCCAGAGAATGTACCACCAATATTAATGTTTGTACCGGAAAGTGAGTATTGTATTACTGAACTTAACGGTAGAGTTTGATCAGATGTATATGGATAAAGCTGGATAATATTCGGTGTATTAAGATTTACTACATAAATTTTTGGGTATATAGTTTTATAGTTTGTTGCACTTAACGGATCGACGTTATTAATAACGGTAGTATATAGTTTTGTCTGACAAACAATTAATTGTCTATTTTGCTCATCAAACCATACGTTTGAGAATTTTTCAAATGAAGGATTACTACCACAATACAAATAGCTATATGTTACAGACTCATATACTGCATTATTAATAGAATTAAAACGTATCTTATCAAAGATTAAGTGATTACTGGTTTCTATCTGTAAAACATCATAATAAACATCAAAATTAACGCATTCAGTATTAATTTCGTTACCGATAGTAATTATACTACCGGTTGTATTGTCGTATGAACTAATAGTTGTATATTTTGTATAGATAGAGCTTAGTGCTGCTGAGAATGGTGCTATAAGAGAGCTATCTGGCAAACGACAATATAACGTTCCATACGTATTATTACGTTGATCATATATAGCCAAATCAATATTTTCACCTGTAAGAGAGAAATCTAAAGTTGAACTCAATCCAGGTATTCTATTTGTTACAAAAGTAGATGGTTCAATATACTCATAGATATATTGTTGCGGTGTAAATGGATCATAATCACGTATAACGTTTAAATTATTATCATAATAATCAACTACAAACCAATAACCATCGTATACAGGAAATCCTGATGATGGGTATAAGAATGTTGCACTAAGACTTGTACCGCTAACTGTTGGTACACCGGCAGATATATATTCTACTAATGATCCACTATAAGCAGGTTGACCTGTATTTGTTATACCGCATTCAACTAATGTGTTGTAATATAACAGATAAGGGTTATAGTTGATAAAATCGCTCTCTGAATCGACCCACAATTGACCTGAAGGGCTAATATAAGATTCACAATCGGAGATATTAATTATAAAGTTTGAACTTACATAATCTGTTGCAAAAGCTTCAAATTTAAATCCATATGATTGTACATTAATTGTCGGCTGATATCCGCTTAATGGATTAAAATAGCCACCACTAATAATATTATCCGGTATAAGTGTAGATGTATAAACAAAGTTGTTATTATCAAGAACAAGATCAGTTACATTATTTTCTGGTAAAATAGAACTCGATAAAGGTGCTTTAACGTTAGATGTTGGTTTATATAGGCCATACTGGTTTCCATACACATCACTCTTAAATTGAAATAACGTAGAATCAATTGTTAATAATTCTTGTGTTCTTTGGTCAACAGGATATTCTCCCGTTGGGGCAATATTATACACATCAATATTATTCCAGATGGTATCAAGACCACCTGTAAAGAAATCTTGATAATCGGTATATCGTGATATACCGAGATTTGAATATTCTAATGTCTGTTCACGAGATTGGTAGCTTCTAAAGAGTTGATGATATGGTTCACTACCTACCTCACCGAAGCGATATTGATTTGAAAAATCAATCTTGTTAAAATAATTATTTTCAAAAAATGTAAATGGTGTTACAAAATTTTGTTGTGTATTGCTTGTTACATTACCATATTTGCTCGGATCAGGAAAATAATAAACAGTATTAGGCTGCAACTTTGCAAGATTAACAGATGGTACAAAACTAAAATTAGTAAAATGTAATAAACCAATTTTATCGGGTTTAAAAAATAGACCTACATCCTTGCCAGTTTTAAGAAATTCTTTGCTTGGTACAGCGGCGATTGTTGGAAATCGTTTATTTAAAACATTAGCAAATTCTGAATTTGCAGCAAAAAGTTGACCGGAGGTATACGTTGTGAGCGTAGAATCGGTTATTATATAATAAAAATCAGCACCTATATATTTTTCCTGAGTTGTAACTATTGTATTAAGATTTAAATCAGTAATCGAGCCTGTATTAATATTATTAATATAATCACTGTCTTTGAGTAAATTGAGTTGCGTGGCTTGAACAGCTGGATTAATAGCAACCTGTAATCCAAGTTCAGCAGCAAATATTGGGTATTGAAGTATTGCATTTACAATACTCTGACTAAAATTAAGTGTTAAAAATGGGTCAATATTGGGTTGATTACCGATATCTTGTATTTGTCTTGTACTAGTACTAGCAGATGCTGATAGTGTAGTTGCAGATAGTGGAGATACATCAAAATAATCAGGAGTAGTATCATATATACTTTCAATACTTAAAACCATATTATTCCTTATTGAGGATAATGATAGGTTTAGAGTATTAATGGTAGTTGTTAAATCCTGAGACTGTAAGGCATTTGAAATTGTATTATATAATAATGTTTTTACACCAATATTTGATCCCTTTAAGTTATATTGTGTTGTTGCAGTTTGGGCTGTTTCACGTAATGTTGTATAATATAAACAAACATCTTTAATTTTCTTAGCAAAGAACGGTATGGCTATAGCGAGATCTCTTGAATTGGTAAAATCTAAATTACTAAGATAACGCTGTTCATCAACTGTTGAGTAGTTAATTATAATTTCATTAATTAAATTAACGTAGAGGTATTGTACAGCATTTGACAACTCCTGTACAGATGCTCCTTGTACTGTATACCAGTTAGTAAGGTATTGTTGGTATTGAACTAACGATTTTTCGGGTGTTGAGTATGTTGCTTTATTGTATGGTAGCCATTGTATAAAGCTTAACGGTTGTGTACGATCTACGGCGTTGGTAGCATTGACGCCAAGCACTGTAATTGAATTAAATGTTATGATTTGTGCCTGTGATACAGCCATATTTTATATTTAATTAAGAGATTTGAATGTACGTAGGTACATTAGCTCCTTGTTGTGTGTAGAAGATGTTAGATATCTGTGGGTTGGCAGATATAGAAACTGTTTCATTTTCAGATATAAGACCTGATGAAAGAGGTGTTGAGTAATTACTTGTAGCTGTAAGTTCAGCAACTGAGGTAACAAGCGCAACATTATGAAAATTATTGTTAATATAAAATATATTACCAACATCATCCTTAGCTGCCGGAAATAACCATCCTTTAATAGTAAAACTTGTGTCACCTACTACCTTATACTTTTCTGATGCATTAATATCGGTAGGATATGTGAGGTTAATTGTACCGTCCCAAAGAACCTCGCTTCGAATTTCTTGAGGTACAGCAAACCCGCCATTTACAAGATCTTCAGGCACTTTCCAAGATAAAATAATATATGGGTTGTTATATGGAACAAAATTTGATATAATTTGATCCATGTCTGACTGAAATTTAGTTAAAATTGACATTGCAACAGTTATATTAACCGGAACAGGTGAATTGTAATGTGTTGAAGTAGGAAGACCGGTAGAATCACTTGTCCCTTTTGAGTAATAATAACCATCTAGCTTATTAAACACGCGATTTAAATCACGTGATACAGATGTTATATGAATAGAAACAACAGGTACTGTAATATTCTGTGCAAGATTAACAATATCATACATCACCCTCTGCTTAGGTGAATAAACATAACGAACCTGTACCTGATTTACAGGGTTACGATTTCTATCGTATCTATTAATAATTATATCATCAAATGCACTTACAAACTGAGTTATTAAGTCGCGAATTTCAAAGTGATAAGACTGAAGCTTCATTCATTAATATTTAATTAATGAATACGTTCAATAAAGTGTTTTGGTAGTTTGTTCTTTGATCTTGCAACGGTATTAACAAAATTTCCATCGAGAATATATGTATTGGAAAAATCATCTTTACTTCTTGTTGAACGGCCAGCGGCTTGTACAACAGCGTTAAGCATTTTATTCTCATACCAATCCTTATCAATATCAAATAACTGCTTGATACGCTTAGATCCTAATGGAAGAAATGGTAGTTTTACTATAATTTGAAAACGCGATAGGTCTCCATGCAGATCTATCCCATATACCATAGAAGGTGAAACAAGAACGGTAGGATCCGTAGTCTCCATATGTTGCTTAAGAATATCTTCATTGGTTGCTTTTGTATCTCTAAAGAGAAGTCTATTGCTATTTACTCTATTACGTATGAATTCTGTAATTTCAAATGAATGTGTATGAATAATGCCTTTTTGATCTTTGTGATGATCTAAAATTTGTTTAATTTGTTCACAAATACCCGGTAAGACGTTCTTTAAATTTTTATAATTAGGTTTGTATTTAGTAGATACGTAGATCGGTGATTTCTTTGCATCGAAATTGCTTCCAATCTCAATGTATTCATATTCTTTAATACCTAATGATTTAGCAAAGTTTTTATGATCGATGATTGTAGCTGAGAGCAATACGATTTTATCAGCAAATTTAAAAACGCTATCAGTTAAAAAGTCAGCTCTTAGTGGTGTTATAAGAACGTGCTTAGAATCGATTTCTACAACGTATTCCCCTTTGTCCCATAGGGATATCAATGAAGTGAGTGAACGATGTAGATTATTAAGATAACTGTATTTTATTTGTTCTCCTTGGGTTAATGCAATATGTTGCTTCTTGCCTGTAGACTTTGCAGCTAATACCTCCATCTCCTCATTTAACGTGGTTGTTAATTCAGTTATCCAGTTTAATGTGCGTTGTTGATTGTCGGTAATAAGGGTTTTGTATTTTATGTTATAGTTATCGAGTTTTTCGTAAATAACCTCAGCTGAAAACTGACGGATAAGCTCATCTTCGAGTTCTGAAGCTTCGTCGCATACGATAAAATTCTTACGCTTTACGTGATCTGGTAGAGATAGGAACATCTTATAATTCAATGCTGCAAACGGTGCTAGTAATGCTTGGTTTCTTGCATTATAATAATGACAACGATTTACCGCACAACATTGCTCTTTAAGCTTTGGAGCAAACGTACAGGGAGCTAGCTCTGTATCGTAATTATCATCAAGATCACATCGATAATTTGTTTTACCTTTTAAAATAGATGTATCATTAAAGAGATTAAAATATTGATCTTGTAAAGTTTTAGTAATTGTTAATGCAAATGTACCAAAAGCAGGTTCTTGCATGCATTCATAGCTATAAGAATAACCACCATCAAATTCTCTTTTATAAGCATCGTAGCTTTCAATTAATCGTGTAAATTCTTTGGATGGACCATTACTTAAATTAGCTAATGTTCGAGCTATAAAAGACTTCCCTGATCCTGTAGGAGCACAACAAATAACAATTCGTTTATTCGACTTAAAAGCCTTCTCGATATTATTAAGAAGATTAACTTGACCGGAGGAAGGACTGAACCCTGTAGGGAAGTATTCAATATATGTATTCAGCACTCTTTAATTATAGTGTCTTAACTTGCTATTACTACCATTTTTTTATTAAAGAGCTTTGATGGTCGATTAAGACTAATTTTTTTAGTAGCTGCTGCAATATTATTATTGTTTAAACAAAAGCTATCAATCGTGTAGTCAAATTCGAGGCTACTAATAGTGACGTTTGTAGTAAACGGATATGGTATTTCGTATATAAATCGCTTGTTACCTCTATCAGGTGTAGTTAGAGTAAAAACACAAAAAAAGTCTTTAACGGAAAATAAAATAAGTTTACCGCTCTTTAGTGTTTTGTTATCAACAGTAAAAGAAATATTTCTCAGTAAAAGAGGTTTAATAAGTTGTTCAATATCTTCTATAGG